ACCTCCGCCAGCCGCTCCGCCATGGCTTGGCGACATTGAAACGCCGTCATTTTTAGTACCTTGATAAATACCACCTTCTCTCGGCGATGCAACTACTGGGCCGCCGTTTGGATCTATTGCCAAATCACCGACGCCCATTACACCACCCATCATGGCTTCAATACCTTTTTCTTTAACCATTCCGCCAATATCAGAATTCATAAATCCGGTAGCTGCGCCCATAATTTTAGCACCAGCGCCTCCAAATAATCCTTTGGCTTTACCTAACAATCCTTTTCCGCCAGCCGGTCCGCCGCCTGGTACTGCATCAGTTGGACCGGATACTTGTGCATTTTCCTGTTGGATTGCACCTTGGTCCTTTAACGCTTTATTTTCTTCTTCGATTAGCTGTATACGCTCTTTTTCACCAGTCAGCGATTCTTGAACTTGTTGAGATATATTTTGCTGCTGAGTCGATTGCTGTGCTAATGCGGTTTGATATTGTGACTGCAGAATTGTTTTCTGCATCATATCTTCTTTTGCCTTAGCATCTTGCTTTGCTATCCATTTTTTATATACCCACCATAAAAGTAATGCAGCTCCTACACCTTTGATAAGAGTTCCTAAAGGACCCATCATATCCATTATACTAGTTAAACCACTAAAGAGTTTTTCAACAGGCCAAAGAACTACTCCTAATATCTTTCCAATAGCCGAAAATCCATCGCCTATAAAACTTACCACTGGCATTAATGCTCCGAGCACCTTACCTAATGTTTCTGCCAAAGGTAAGAAAGCTGATTTCAATTTTTGTATTGTTTCTTCAAATGCAATTTTTGCTTTTTCAGCTGATTGCTGTTCTTTAATCTTTGATTTGAGCTGTTCTGGACTCATGTCCTGAAGTTCTTTAGCTGATAAATTCAATGATGCCGCTGCAGCTGCTTGTTCTTCTGATAAATCGCCAAGTTTTGATTGCAATGTCAATGTTTTTTGCAATTCATCTACCTCCATACCAGTTGCTTCTGCTAATGCTTCTTTTTCAAGACGATTCATTTTATTGAAATCTGCAATGCCACCAACTTGATTGAGAACTTCTTTACTCGCACCAGCAATGTCTCCATCTAATGCTAATTCTCGAGCTTTATCTAAATTAAGCTGTTTTCCGGTAAGTGCTTGAAATTCATATTGTTTTGTCAATGAATTCTCAATGTCTAATAATCCATCAGCTACACCAACCATCGATTCTAAATTCATTCCCATTTTAGCTGCTTCTACCGCTGCTTTAGCTAATTCTTTGGCACCACCTTTAATATATTTTGCTGCCTTAGATGAATTTTGAGAAATATCTTCCATTACAGCACCGGTGTTTACACCAGCCTTAAATGTTTCTAATGCAACCGTTTCTTGTAATTGAGCTGCATCTGCAGCTGATGCGCCTTGTTTTTCAAATGCTGATTGCACACCGGCGGCGGCTTCAGCACTATAGCCCATCATTTTTGCAGTTTCAGCAACGGATGCTGCCACTTCAGTTGATAATTGACCGGCAGTACCAAATTCCTTTATCATTGCTTTTTGTACATTTAAAATTTCTTCGGAATTAACTAGTTCAGTCTGTCCTAAATTTAATCTTGTACGCGTTTCTTTTACTAATGCTTTTGATTGAGCAACTGATAAACCTGTTTCGGCTGTAAACTCTTGAGCCGTTTTTTCTACTTCTGATAACAGTCCAAATAACGCAGTACCAGCTGCAACAACTAATAACAATGGATTCATCATTACTATGGAATTGAAAGCGCTCATACCAGCACGTAAACCACCCATTAATCCACCACCTTGTGCCATAGAAGCATTCATTGCTTGAAATCCAGCATTAACACCTCCTTGCAATTTATCCGTAGCCTCATCTAATCCTAAAGCGCTTTGCAACATTCCACCGCCTGGTAATTTACCAAATAAACCGTCAATACCAGTACCTAATTTTGTAACACCTTCACTTGCCGCATCATAACTAGATTTCATTTTTTCGGCAATATCCGGCTGAGCTTCATATAATGCATTAATATTCTTATAAGCTCCTTCTTGGTCATCTAACTGTTCTAATACCTCTCCTAAATCTTGTTTTTGCTGTTCTGATAAATTTTGTATTGTTAACAGCTCTTTAATTTCATTTTTTCGAGATTTTATCAATAATAATTGCGATTCAGCTTGATCTTGAGTAACTGTATATATATTAACGTTATTGTCAGCTATTTTGTGAGTTTCATCTACAATCGCCTTTGATATATCTCGTATTTCTTTTTGTACTTTGGTTTGGTCTTGTTGAAGTCTAATTATTGCTTTTTGTTCTCGAGTATAATCATCCGCACGCACAATCGCATTTTCTAACTCATCATTAACTTTTATTTGCCCATTTTGGATACGTGTTAAAATTTCAGTTGTTTGCGCAAGTGATAAATTAAACTGTTCAGAATATTCACGCGCTGTTTTTATCAACGCAATCTGTTCCGAACTCAATCCTTGGTTTTTATCTTCTGCCATATGCTAAAATTTATTTATATCCTTTAGCAACTCGTCGTAATGTTTTATGACGTTTCTGCATATCGCGTAATCGTTGAACGTGATATTCAAAATCTAACAACGCAGCTTTAAATTCCGGACTAGCTTCATCAACTGCTTCCGCTGCCTTTTTTAATTCTTTTTTGAATTTATTTCCAAATAAGAAGTTAAGAATTGTAGAACCTAATCCTTCATCAATTCGATCGATAGAATTAATCTGTTTAAGAAGTTTTGATTCAAATGCATTTTGATTCATGCCTTATCCTTTTCTTTTTAATAAATATGACTACTTACTAAATCTGGGTGGCTTGGTTCGAGATGAATTTGTCTGTGCTTGTCTATTAGCCTTTTCTTGAGCTTTGTTACGATCTGAGAAAATTTTGTTGATCTTATTGATATAGTATACTCGTAAATATACTGGCATATCAAATGCATCGTTATATGAAAATCCTTTTCCGTAATAGATCAAATCAAATATCTGATCATATACATTTAGCCTATACTTTTGAGTCAGGCCAAAAAAAGTCCAATCCGATGGCAACGTTACCACGAAAGGGCTCTCGGGCCTCCTCGTCGAAACAATCGACTTCTAATTCAACATCTGGAGTAAAATCTTTTAATTGATTACGAATATATCTGGAATCAATGGCAAATAGTTCATTATCAACAAAATGACGAATTGATTTGGTATCACGGTCGCCATCAATAGCTGCTATCACATGCTTTAACATTGTAGTGATCATTGCATCTTTTTTGATCTTTTCAAGGCTTTTCATTTCTTCATCTATTTTACGTTGAAGGCCTTGTGTTACCAATTGCACAGTAACTGTACGTTTAGATGCAGGTAAATCAAATTCAAATTCGGTATTTCCAGAACTTACACGATTCCAGTCAATTTCTTTATCTCGCAATTGAGTTAGATCGACGCTGATTTTTTGTTTGTTACCTGATGGTGTTACAACAGTAACATCATAATCTTTACCATATCCTAATACTCGAGCTGCAACCATTACTGCATTTTTATCACCAATAAGCAGATCATTATAATCAAATGGAGTTATGATCAACGACTTAAACAGTTTATCCAATACAATTCCTTGTTTAATATAAGACTGATTAGTAAGAATGTCTTCTTCACGTGCAGTCATATATTTCATTTCAATTGTTCCATTTGATAACGGATGTCCTTCGGGATAAAATTTTCCTTTGGATGGCAATTGAATAATCTCTGTTGGAAATTTATTTGTTTGAGTAGTTTGGTTTGATTCAACTACTTGCTTTGCTTCGAATTGAGCAATTGCCTTTGCCTTCAAATCGGCATCGGTTAGTTCAACATTTTTTTTTGGATAATCATCGTTTAGTGTCGTAGCCATTTGTCTCCTTTATAACTTTTACTATTTAATATAAATATACACACATAAAAAAAGCCCCGCCGAAGCGAGGCTAATTTTTTCGACCAGGGACACCCTAATCCAGTTACGATTAGAACTGAAGGATTGCGTAATCGTATTTCAATGTAAGTTCGATCATTAACGGATCTTCTGTTGACCAATCTAAGTCTCCAAAAGTTGCTGATGATATGAAGGCTCCTTTTAAAGTCCATTCTTCAACTTTATCACCTACAGGGCCTAAAGTATTGAATGTAATGTCCTTCTTATAGAAATCTGAATATCCATCTCGTCCAGTTACTGATTCGTGATGCAAACGAACCCATTCCATTACCGCTTGTGCTCCTGATGGTACGACTGGGTCATATAATGATACGGTTACGTCTTGCCATCTTGATTTACCTTTCAACTTTCTTTCAACGTTGATGTGGTCTAAAATAACCTCACCTTGGTCAATTGACGGTCTCGAAGCAGCTTTCACAAGGTAAGACGGAATACCCTCGATATACATAATGAACCTGTTAGCCATTTTAGGTTCATATGCCGTATAAAATATCTCGGTTGGGTCTAATAATTCTGCCATCTTTTTACTCCTAATAATTTAATATAAATATGTCCTTGCTACTATTCTGGGAACGATGCTCCGGTAGGTAAGATATTGAAATCGATGATAATGAATTCAGCTGTCTTGGCAGGTTGCAAATAAATTGCCCCTCTCATTTCATTTCGGTCAATTACATCTGGTGTATTATTTGTATCATCCATTACTACTTTAAATGCGTACAAACCTTGACGTTGCTGTACTGATTCAAAATATGGATTAACGATTGATAAGAATCTGTTTCTAGTAGCTGCTGTATTGTTTTCAAATACAAGATATTTAGTAGCCGATGCAACAAATTTCTTAGCGGCGATCAACAAACGACGAACGTTTACACGATCCAATGCGGATGATTTCTTTTGTAATGTTTTCTGACCATAAACAACAACACCTGCATTAGGGAAAGTTGCAATTGGATTCACAGCTGATTCATACAATGTATCACGATTTGATTGAGTCAATTTACGTTCCGTTTGAACAGCGATATCTAATGCGCCACGATTTAAACCTGCAGGAGCATACCATGGAGCAGCTACTCGGTCATTAAATGCATACACACTTGGAATCAAAGTAGATGCTGGTACCCATACATTACGTCCTAAATCTACATCTGGAATTTTAACCCATGGCCAATAAGTAGCAGCATAAGTAGTATCACGTGATTCAGCTTTTGCTGTTGCTTGGCCAATTGATGCCCCATATTCAACTGGGTCGATCAATAAAAATGCATCTGAACGATCTTCCATCGCAGTTAATGCAGTGGTAAGAATAGCTGAATGGTTTGAAAAGTTATCTACTAATCCTGGCAATGCCAATAAGTTGATATCATATTCGTCTTGGTTTTTCAATAGATAGATTGCATCAGTATATGATGTACTACCACTTGCAGGTTGACCTAAATTGAATCCTTGAGTATTTGTATTTGAGATCTCATCATAAAATGCAATTGGATGAACCACATTACCATCAGAACCTCCGGAGAATGTTCCAGAAACTGCAGCTGGTAATGAAGCTGATAAAGCATTATCACGAATGTTTCCGTTAGCATCTAAATAGTTATAAGTTGTACGGCTAACTTCTACACGTACAAAATTTGAACGATTTTGATATGAACCTGACAATTGCAAGAATGGATCAGTAGTACCAGAATCTCTTAATGTATATACTTGATCGCCGATGACTTTAGCAATGTAGTTATTTGAATTTGGATCTAATGTCAAGTTATTGTACTGTTCTAGAATGATTTTTCGTTTACCAGTATCATCACCGCGACGAATTAACAATGTAAATGTACCTTTGGTATTGTTTACGCCGGTGATTTCCCAACGTAAATTATTTACCGTACCATTTGTCAATGTATTATTTGAACCTTCTGCACCAGTACTGTTTTGATCAGCCCCATCAGATAATGTATACAATGAAAATGCATTTGCACCTACACCTGAACATGTTACTGCGGCAGAAGCTGGTCCATATCCGCCTGCCAAAATTCTGACAATTGTTAATGTATCAGCATACTTAAGATATTCTTGTGCCATGTAGTTAGTTAAATATTTGTAACTACCTTGTACAGCACCGGATCCACTAGTAATGGTTCCTCCAAATTTCTGAAGATAGTCAGAATAACTTGTTACTACGGTTGGAATACCGGCAGGACCTTTTGCAGTTGGTCCAATTACTGCAGCACCGATTGCAGCTAAACCTGCGGGTAAGAACGATTGATCGACTTCTCTCGTAAATACACCAGGCGACACTATTCTTTCAGCCATTATTTTGCTCCTTATTAATTTAATTTATCTACATATAAATATCTAATAACAGAGCCAAACATGCGTTAAGATGCAATAAATTCGCCTGAATCAATATTTAATGTACCGGTGCCGTATTTCTCAGTTAACGTTTTAACTAGTTCGGCTTCTTTATTTTGCAATTGTTTATATTCGCTAATTGCTGCCACTTTTGCATTTTGCAATTCATCTAATCGCTGATTAGCTGCAATTAACTCCATTTCAATTTGACCTAAACGATAAACTAATTCTGTACTTTGTTCACGAATTGAATTGATTTCGCCTAGATGCTCTGGTTGAATAACATTTGTTTCTGACATAACTTCCTTTATTTAATATAAATATACGGGTATTAACGATAACCTCCAGGAGGTGGATTATCTATTTCTGGATTGAATGTTTCGGTTTCATTACCAAATGTTATCTTCTTGATTGAGTACATTTTACGTAGGTTTGCAACACGCAATTCAGATGCCATTAACATAGTAGCCTGTACAGACAATGGCATTGAAGCTCTAACCAATCGATCTTCTCCGGTGGTGTTAACTGTATCAAATGTATAATCAGATATGGTAGTCGGAAATTTCCATGTTGTTCCCCAAGCAAAACCATTCAATGGCATTATCTGTTCTATAATAGCATTCATTTGATCTGTATATTCTGTCCATATTAGCAGATCATATGATACTGTTATAAATTCTGGCACATTTGATATGTAATATTCTTGTACAGGTTTAATGCCTTGCTGTACAGAAAAGCGATCATACTTGTTACGCAATGTGAACTTGTTACCATGAGTCAATTGGAATCCGGCAGGTGTACGGTTAACACCTAACATCTGCAGTCTATCGGCAATTGATGATCTACGTAGTCCAATGTAAGGCGTTAATATCTTACCGCGGTCATCTAACATGTAACCTCGTTTCTGATATTGTGCCCATTTTTCACCGTTGGCGTAAAATACTGGTACA